ATAACTCTCTAACATAGTTATTACAATTTTATTTTCACCAACCACTGAGTCTCCACTAGGAGATATTGTTTTATAATGGTTTCTGGTGTCATGAAAAGTAACCCATAACCTACCTTCTAATGGATCCACATATGAACTGTCAAGCGGGTCAACAGAAGGGTCGTGTAAATTTGGATGTCCAATAGTATAAGATATTTCAAACTCGTCTCCAACTTTTATATCCTCATTAAATCTATAATTAATTCTATCGTGTTGATCCGCATCAGATTGAGCATTTTTATACGTAGCATCCCAAGTCCAATGATTTCCACCAGAGCTAAACCAACCTGTATTACCAGTGTCACTATCAAAAGCCTGGTTGTTTGTAAAGTCTCCATTTTCTACAAGGTTTTGTTTTAGTAAAACTTTTTTATCAGTAAGGCTTACATTATACTCGTCTTTTTTCTTATCATAAGAACCTAATATATTGTTAGATAGCTTTAAGTTGTCTTTAAAGTAATCTTTCATACCGTGAAGCGATATTGGGGTTAAGCCGTCTTTAGAAAGCCTTAATACAACGCCTCTTTGTTTATCTGTAAAGTAAGATCTATATGCCTCAGATGCGAAAGACTCTGGATTTTTTGATATACCATACTCTCCAACAAAAGGAATTGATTGACCTAAAACATTGTTGTTTGCAGTTAGCTGTGGGTTTCCGTCAGCGTTAAAAACGGCATCTTTATTTGCTAAAATTCTTAAAACTTTATCTTCACACAAAACAACTAGATCAGAATCTCTAGTGTGTAACTTTTGTATACTACCGTATGTAGGATTTAGTTCTTTAGTAATTTTCTCTGCTTGAATAAATTGATTTAAATTGTTGACGCTACCAATACTATTATATATACCGGAAAATATTAAACTATTACTTCTTTGCTCCTCTTTGTAATCTTCAAAAACAGTAGAAACTCTAACACCTGGCGTTAAAAAAGGCTGGTTAAAATTATCTCTAATTCTATTCGATTCTACACCATTGCTAAAAGAGTAGCAATTGTACCAATCTAAGTTATATGCAAAGTTATGAGTTTTTGGATCTATTTTTATTTGGCTAGTTGTACCACCACTCAAACCTGGAAAACTCAAAATTTTTACAAAAACAACAGAGCCGTCTGGTTTTGTTATTTTCAATAACTCACCTACATTTATATTTCTATTTAAAAAGTAATTTGACATATGTTATTTTTTATGATCTTGTTATATCTTCCCAAGTTTGTATTGTTCTTTCTACTAATACACTGTTTGACATAGTTATTATACCATCTGAAGATACAGATGAAACAGTGGTGTTTATAGGTATTCCATCGCTACCCATGTGCTCCACTAAAGATCCAGCTGGTATTATAGTGGAAATAATAGAAGCGTCATTTTGTATTTTTATAGCAGAGCTAGCTTCGTAATAAACATCTAAATCTTTAGTTTCTTTAGGTTCTGTTTCCCAAACAGCAGGATCAATAGGCATATCATTAGTTTCTGCCTCACTGTTACCTTTATTTAAAAATTCTATAGTATAAGACACCGGCGATGTACCTGTTAAACTCTCACTTTCGCCAGCGCCAAGAAAATAATTTATATGTTTAGCTGAGTTTGCACTTAATAAATTAAAATTATGCTGTCTAAACCTTAGTTTATCACTAGCACTTATATCAAGAAAATCACCAGTTGAAGTTCCGTTTCCAACATCCTCTTCGCTAGCTTTGGCAACTTTAAAATATAAAGTAAACTGACCACCGTTTTCTTCTATTCTAGTTACAATTGCAGGTTTAGACAAAGTGGTAGAAGTATCATATCTGTCAAGAACCATACCTACTTGAACTTTTTCGTCATTTCCAGTTGCAGTATTTAAACCTGTTATACTATCCATTAATAAAGTAGCTGTACCACCACTTTTAGATGCAACAGGATTTGCATCTGAAGACTGAACAGTTATACTACTACCATTGTTTACATAATTATATTCTGAACCAGATGGGTTCCAAGCGCTATTTTTATCTAAGTGCATTCTGTATGTTACAGAAAAATTACTAGCGTTTAAAAACGAAGAGGCTAAATACTTTATACCGCTTATTTCTACTTCAGGAGAATCTCCGTTTCTAGAATCTATTTGCCCTATGTGATGATTTTCGTTGTTTGGTGGATTGTGACCGTTGGACTCTTCTATACAGTCATAATTAACGTTAAAAAAAGTTTCAACATCTTCTATTGTGTAAACAGTTTGAGTTGGGTCTTCTCTAAATCTAAACATTCCTCCAGCTCCAATTTTTTTAATAAAATCACCTTGTGTAGCTGAATAATTTAAGTTTGACTCAGCTAAATCAAAAAAACTAGGATCTCTATATGGTCTAGATGGAGAAGTATCTGTTTCCCAAGAGTTAGGTTCTATACCACCAAAAGTTAATTCTAAAACACTTTTACTACCAGAGTCAACCCAACCAGAGTTGTTAGCCTCATATGCAGTACCGCTAGTTGCATGGCCAGTAGATATATTTGCTGTAGACAAAAACGGGTTTTCATCACCAACTTGATACCCTGTAGTTAAAGGAAATCGAGCCACGTATTTTTGTCTATCAATAAACCAAACATCTTCAAACTTGTTATTTGTTCTATCTACTTCTAAGTCTATAGTTTTGTTTCTTCCATATCTAGCGTCTAAAGAGTATTCTTTATCTGACTCAGTATTTATGCCTCTAAAAAAAGCCATGTAACTGTATATGTTGTTTATTCTTTTACTAGTGTAGTTTGGGTGAGTACCATTATTGTGCTCTGTTGAATTATAGTCAAAGTCACCATACGTTAGTAAAACTTCCTTTAAAGCTTTACAGTAATTTTGTAAAGTACCTATCTGACCAGCACTAGTGTCGTTACTCAATGTTGTTTTAGTAGCCGAAAAACCAAGAATAAAATCACCAGTAGCAATACCTGATTGGCACTCAAGGCTATTGTCCATATCATAAAACTTTGTATAACCACCATGCCCAGCAAAATGGTTTTCACTAGCTCCAACAGAAGATCTAGAACCATATATTTTTTTAGAAGTTGAGCTACTAGTAGTGTATTCTTCAATGCTTTCAATAGGTTCTATTTTTGCAAAATCAGCATCTTGGCGTATTTTTACGAAAAACCTACCATCAAATTTTGGGGAATTAATAACCTCTTCTTTTATTATACTCAAGTAGGTGTTGTTAAAAACCTCTGTAGCGTCTATACCACTATCATCAGGATCATCAGTAAATCTCATCACGTCATTGTCAAACTTTTGGTCAACATTAAACATTATTATATTATTAGCAACTTCTAAATTTAATATTTTATATCTTTGAGACACAATGTTATTGTTATCGTTGCTAAAAACAACATAGTACTCTACACCAGGAGGTCTAGAATTATAAAGTGATGGTATATTTTGAGAAACACTATTAGAGTATCTAAGTTCGTCAACATGAAATGAAGTTTGGCCGTGTTGAGGTAGTTTGCTATCGTCAAAAAGAATACTTGAGTCTAAGTGAAGTTTTTTTGTTAATAAAGTTTCGTGTTTTTTAATGTGTTCTGGAGCTTCGTTTTTTATATCTATAACTTTGTATTTTGCTCTTTCTAAAACAAAACCTTTACCAGATCCTTTTTTCAATATTATGTTATCGTCTATATCTACTTTGTTTCTATCTACAGATGGAAAAGAAAGCCACACGTTACCGTCTTCAGCATCATAATACCTGTCCATAGCCATGTTATAATATTCTCCAGAAGTATCTTTAACATAAAACTTAAAGTACTCCATGTCCATAGGGTGGTCATTTGTTCTTATTTGAACAAAAAAGTTGTTTATTTCGTCAGCACTTTCTTTTTCTAATCTAATAGTAGAATTTGAGTTTGTCAAAACAGGTGTTTCTCTACCATATTTATCAGTATAAACAACACCAAGTTGATACTCTCTTAGTGATTTTATAGATGGCTTACCAACACCTTCAACTCCACTATTTGAAAGAGATTTTACATTTAAATCTATTCCATTAACAATTAGGCTGCCTTGTATATTTTTTAAATCATAATTTTGAGTGTAATTACCATACACAACTCTATTTCCAACAACCTCTTGAGATAATGATTTTCTTGGAACGTTATCCCAAAGTCTTAAAAGTTGATTTTCAGGAAGAACACCATTTATAGTTTCCTTTGTTATATTATACTCGTTTTCATCGTTTTTTAAAGTGTCTACTACATAAACAGATGGTGAGCCCTCTTCTTTGTATAAAATATCTATAGACACAACGTCTTCTGGTTTTTCTCTACCTATAGCTTTTGAACCTGCCCCACCAATTGTTATATTTTTAATATTGTTTGTCATTCCTAAATTGTGGCCTTCTTTTGGGCTATATATAAAATTACCGGGCTCAAACACTACTGTAGTGAAAGGAGCAAAAGTAGAATACTCACCGTCTTCATATTTATATCTATAAGAAAATCTAGGAAATTTTGTTTCAAACAAACCATCCTGCTCACTAAACAAATCAATAACATAGTTTAATTGATCGTCACCAGTAATTGGAGTTGGTGGAAATCCATTTATAGCTGTTATCTGAACCTCTACCCTAGCTTTTTTATTATCTATTCTTTCAAGTTTAACGTTGCTTATTCTACCTCTAAAGTTGTGAGTTCCATCAGATTTTGATTCAAAAACAAGCTTATTTTCATAACTTAGACCACCAGCTATCGCAGTGGTAAAAACGGATGAGTTTGTTAATAAAAAATCCGTGTCATCTACAACAAACGAATAAGTACCAGCATGCGAACTAGTCAAAGGAACTCTATTTGTTGGGTCTCCAAAAATACCACTAGCACCACTAACGTAAGCTGCTTCAGTAGGACCAGTTGCATTGTTAAACAATCTTATCAACAACTCACCTCTCAAATCAGTTCCACCACCGGTATCAGAAGTGGCATTATTGTCTAGGTCAAAAGAAACTACGTAATGTCTACCTGCTTTTACAGCTTGTCCATGTGTACTGCTTTTTGCACTAAAAGTTAATTTTTGGTTAGTTACATTAGAAGTAACTCCATCATCATAATACTCATAATCTAAATAAGTTGTAACCGCGTGGAAAGCACCACTATTATCCCCTACATCTGGAGCGTGACCATCATTATCAGTAAATATATCGTGAGTTGTGTTTAAAAAATTATTGTGCTCCCAGTCAGTTATAAATCCTTTCACATCCCAGTTGCTGGTTGCGGCTAGTGGCACTGGCGGTGCAACACCGTTTAAAAAAGCTTTTAAAACAACAGAGTCTCCTTCTTGCCATGATAAAGTAAAATCATTACTACCACTATAATCAGTTTCTATATCAGTAGTAAAAGTGTCACCAACTTGAAGATTAGAAAAGTTGTGCTGAACACCTTTAGAACTATTTATTATACTATTTGGAATACTATCAGATGTTGATATAGTTACAACACCAGAGTGTGTTTGGTTTGGATCTCTAAAAAAGTTTTTTTGAATATGTAAAGGGTGCTTAGGTGCTTTTTTTATTACTGTTATATCTTTTTCAAGTATATCTCTTAATAAAACATTTTTAACAACTAGCTTTGTGTGGAATTTTGCAGAAACATCTGTTCCTTGTATTGATCTTGGAATGTTTATTTTTTTAGGCTCAGTGTAGTTATCTGTCCAAAACAACATATCATCAATTATGTTTATACCTGTTATTGGTCTATCTTTTGAAAAATTTAAAACAGTGCCTAGAGTATCTACAAATACCGGCGTCACAACTTTAGTTTTAATGTTGTATTCTAAAATATAAGAATTAGCAACTTCTAATAAAGATGCCTTTCTAATATCTAAAGTTTTAGTTAAAGTGTTACCGTCAGTTAACTCAAAAGCAAGTCTCATTGTTGGAGAACCAAAATTATATTCTTGTTTAAAAGTAAACGTGTTGTTAAAAGCATTTTGCGTTATAGCTACATTACCTCCAGGACTCATGGTTCCTCTAAAAGGATTGTCACCAGGAGAAGGCGCGGTGTAAACATTGTCTCTAAAAGGTCTATAACCGTTGTCACCATCACCAACGCCGTACATGAAAAATTTAGAATCAGCACCACTATCGTTATCCCAAGAGTCAAATTCAACGTTCAAACTATATGTTTTGCCATCTACTAAATCAACGCTATAACCGTGTTGTGGGTATGCGCCACTAGGAAAATCTACAGTTCCGTCACTGTCTACATCTACGCCTGTTTCAAGAAGAATACGTCTACTAATTCCAGAACCCTGTTCGTGAGTAGCTCTAAGATTATTTGTTGATGTCCAACCAGTACCATCATAAAGAGTGTTATTTATCATTTGCTGCTGATCATCTAAAACAAACCAGTATATTTTATCATTTTTTTCATCAGCAACACTACCAACACAATAAGAGTTTTCAGTAATAATATCTTGGCCTTCAATTAAACTATTACCCAATATATTTTGCACAGTACCAACATCACCACCTTCAGAGGTTGAAACCTGAATATTTAAAGCGTTTCTATATTCTCCATTAGGAACAATTCTCTCATCAAGATCTTTGTTCATTTTACCTCCGGTAAAATTATGCTTAATCTCTGGCATATATTATTATTTTATTTGTTTGGACTTGTTTCTAAATATTTGTGTTATGTCTTGTATTTTTATATTAGATAACCTTAGTTTAGCGGTTCTTTTTGATGAGCTTTTTTCTTTTTTATATCTTCTAATTGCATACTCAGGCACATTAGCTCTTGTTGACATAATATCACAAACTATAGATTTATACATAGCTTCTTCAGCAAACTTATGGACTTGCATTTCATCATCTGTACCTAAACTATCGCTTATATAATCTAGTATTACAGTTTTTCCCGAAATATTAGAGCTAAAATTAATAGAACCTCTAAGGTGATCTATATAAAAACTACCATTGTTTTGAGCGTGCTCAGGACTTAAGCCATATCTTTGACCAGTATCATAGTTTAAATTATAGTCAGTATCGTAAGTGTTTTCGTTATTTGTATTGTTTGTTGAAGCTTTGTATTTTGACCAGGCAGTAGAGTCTCCTGTTGATTGATCACTAGGATTTAGTTTACCACTTCCAGAGCCAGTTTTAACACAAGAAACATCAGTTACTATATTAGTAAACACGTGTTGATAAGGCACTCTAGATGGAATAGGAAAATTGTCATTATCAAATGCGTCTAACGTACCATCAAGCGGATCACTTGTATCTATCATGTAATCTTCCACAACATAAGGCGTTGCTGTAGTACCATCCCAATTAAGCCGTTGTTCTGAAGACAAAGGTATTGTACTAAATATAACAAAGTAAACTTCATTATAAGCACTTACATCAACTTGTTCTAGTGATTTTTCAGTAATAGAAGTATCACTACTTGTCCATTCCATAAAGCCTAAATCTGGATCTTGTAAATTTTCACTAATAATACCGTTTCCAATAGTTGATTGATTAGTGTCTGGAAGCATTGATTGTAAACCTATTTTCATATTTCCATTAGAAACATCTCCAGTGCCAGTAATAACACTACCACTCGTGCCATACAAACTATTGTGTGTAGTAGCATCAAACATACGTGCTGATCCTGATATGTCTAAAAAGTTAATACCTCTAGTGTCTACTTTATGCCAAACACCTTGAATATCACTGTCATGACCAATGTTACCTCCACCTATATTTACCGGTCGTGAAACGTGTTGAAACTGAAGTGATCTGTGAGCTGGATCATCAACACCAGTAAAAACAACGCCTGGACTAGACAGTCTGTTAAATTTAGCTACTCTATGCTCTAGCTTTATTTTTGATCCTTGACCAAATATTCTAGTAATACTATTTGCGTATGCACCATTTATTGGTGTTGTTTTACTCCACCTACTATGCAAACCATTATTTCTTTCAAAACTATTATCTGTTAAAAATTCATCAAAAGAAAAATCATAACCACCATCTTCATCTTGTTTTATTGAAAAAGGGTTAGATGTGTGTTTTGTAGAGTAAAGATTTTGTATAATACCATTTTCATCAACACAACCAACCCTAGTGTAGTTAACATAATCTTGTGGAAGCGTCATTTGTAGTGAAGGTGGTAAAACTATTTCTTGAGACTTTGTTGACTTAAAAGTATCAAAGCTTAATTCCTGCATAGCCCTCATGGCGTGAAACTGAACATCTGTTCTACTAGCTTTAGGTATTATTTTACCTTCACCAACGTATACAACTAAAAATTGATTTATAACATCGTCTAAAGATGTAAATTGATAGTTACCGTGGTCAATTCCATTGTAATATTCTTGTTGCGTTTGATTTAATAATCCCATTTATTTATTGTTTTTCTTGTTGAACTTGACCAGCAACAGCACTAGAACTCAACTGTATTAACTGTGGTCTCTCTATTGATACACCAGCAAATGCTAGTATTCTATAAACTAATTCAGACTTGTCAGAATAATGCAACTCAAAGTCAATAGAAGCATTGTCGTTATATATAGGTGTTTCTTCAGCTGTTATGTAAGCCCAGTTAGGTTTTTGAGGAAATTTTATATAACTAACATAAACATTGTTTCCAGATTCTGGGTAAGGATATATACCTATTCTATCTGGGACCGCAGGTACTTGCGTCGTAGAGTATCTAATATAAACAGGTCTTTGTTTACTCCACCTAGTTAAAGGTGAATCACCAATAGCGTTTAACTCTGACAATTGTATTTGCTCAGCTTTTCTAAACGCTTTACCTGAGTACAAAACTCTAACCATAGTTAATCTATAAATATCATCGTGCTCATTTAAATTGATCCTACCAAAATCTCCAACAACACTATATGCTTTGTCATATATTTCAAATAAACTTATTTTTTCTTCTAAGTTTTTCACCATATCAGCATATCCAGATGAATTACCTGGAACTCTTTTAAACTGGTTTAAATCATAAAAATATTGCTCAAATATTTCCATCTGAGCTTGGTTAGCAAATAAGTTAAACTCTTGTGGAGTTATATAACCTCTTTGTTCTTTGTTAGCTAAAGCCAACACTGTTTGATATACTTCGTCTATACTTATTGCCATATTTTTTTTTATTGTAGTTTGCGATCGCCCCGAAGAGCGACCGCTCCTACAGTTTGATTATTTTAATTGTTTTTCTATGTTGCTATACACATCCATACCTTCGTCGGTTTTAAACCAAGCAGCTAATGCTGAGTACGGGTGTTCGTCAAAAGGAATGTTCATTAATTTTCTATCATTAGATCCCCATAAAAAATTTCTTTGATCAGGACTTAGTTTTATAATACCAAGTTCCGTAGCTTTAATACCAAAGTTTCTAAGCTGAACATTATCATCTTCTAAAAGTTCTAAGAATAATTCAGGGTTGTTTCTAGCAAATAGCAACAAATCTCTTTTAAGTTCCTTAGAACTCATCTTAGACACTCTAGAGCCAATCTCAACACGCATTATAGCTTCTGCCATATCTATGTCTATATCTCTAGCTGCTATTATTGCATCAGCTTCCATTTCTAAAACTTCTATTTCTTCAGCAGCTTCTGCTTCAGGTTTGTGTTCTTCATAGATTTTTTCTCTATGAGGGTGGTATAAAGACAATAGTTTTTGTAAAGTTGTTTTTTCTTTTTCTACATATAGACTACCATTTCTAAATATAATGTGAGCAAGTCTTTGGTCACCAACCATTTCGTCAACAAATGGAGTTTTTTGATTTTCAGTATGCTTCAATTCTCTTTCGTAACCTTTTTCTTCATCAAACCAATATAGGTTAGAACTTTTAAGCATGTACGATATAGGCTTTTTGCTACCTCTTAAATTGTACACTCTATCTTTTACTTCCCATTTTGGTTTTACAGGTTGAGCTTTTACTTTTGGTTTTGGAGTTTCCATAACCGGTGTTACTACTTTTTCTACGTGCTCATCACCGGGATCTCCGTTGTAAGCTTTTTTTGTTTTTTTTGCCATAATATAATATATAATAAAATTAATAAATAAAAGGACCGAGGCCGAAGCCCCGGTTCTTTAAAATAAACAGTGCTTATTTCATTAACATGAAATTGTTAGCACCTTGAGTAATTAAACATCTTTCAGTTAACATGTGTATTTGCATTGCATCTAAAGCAGATGTAGCAGCGCCTACAGAACCAGTAACCCAAGTTTTTAATCTTCTGTCATCAGTTTGTGAAGCTCTATATCTAACATGTAAGAAAGGTCTCTTCATACTTGCACCAACAGTTTGGTCATAAACTGAAGAAGTACCAGCTGGAATCATAACCCCTCTAATAGCGTTAGCACCTGCAGCAGCGTTAATACCACCTCTTGTAGCTAAGTCATTTAAGTATCTGAAGTCAGACTTGTAGAAGTCATAAGAACCTCTTCTGAAACCAGTGAAACCTAAGTTTAATGCCATGTCTTCAGAGTTGTTGAATACACCATAAGATGTACCACCAGCACCGTAAGAATTCATTGAAGCTAACATGTCGTCCATAGCTAAGCTAGTACCTCTGTTAACAAACATCATGTATTCTTCAATAGCACCTTGCTTGTCAAACTCAGCTAAGATAGCGTCAAATTCAGCTAAATCAGTAGCAGCGTTAACACCAGTAACACCAGTAGTAACATTACCTCTTTTTTCAATAGCAGCAAACAAACCTTCAGTACCTACGTTTCCAGCACCAGCTCCTGATCCAAGAATTAAAGAGTTACCATCTAAAGTAGAGTTAACACCATTAAGCTCTGACTCTAACATTGACATTTCAATGTAGTCGTTAAAACGAGCTCTTGTGTCAGCTTCAGCTTTTAAGTACCATAAGTAACCACCTTGACCACCTTCAGTAGAAACTTCAACCCAACCAACTCTAGAAGTATCAGAACCTGATATTTCGTAGTAATCTTTCATTATAATTGGCTTGTTGTTGAAAGTTTTAAACTGAGGCTCATTAGCTCCTCTTGCATCTGTAGAAGCTGGTGTAGCAGCAGTAGTGTTGTAGTTATCACCTTTACCAAATTCAGAACCATAAACTAATACAGTTGCTCCTAAAGCAGCAGTAGTAGAACCTACAGTTGTAGACATATTAGCTAAATCATATGGAGCTACTGTTAAAAGATCTTTATCAGAAGCGTCCATAGCAGTAACCATAGCTTTACAAACTCCAGCAGAACTAGCGATAATAACAGTGTCATTAACTCTAATACCATGAAGTGCTCTTGTAGCACCAGATCCAGATATACCATTAGTAGTATCTTCGTTGTTACCGTCCATGTCAGACTGTATTTGAATAGTTGTTGATGTTTTTACCTCAGCTTTGTAAGATAAATGTAAACGACCTTGCTCAGACCAAACAACTTGGTCAGATTGCATTGCCTCTTCAGCACCTACTTGAGCTAAGAAACCTGAAATAGTTCTCGGTCCGAAAACTTCAGCTTCTTTCTCCATTAGGTCTGGTAAATATTGTTGTGCCCAGCTGTTGTCGCCAGACGTAAAATCTAGATAATTTGTTGATAGTGTTTGTTGTCTAACCGACGGAACACTATTTAAACTACCTCCAGGATTTGAAATCATTTTTTGTAATTTTTAAATTTATTATTTGTTTTTAATTTTAAACTTAAAATCAGAAGAGTTACTACCTAATACTTTTACTTTCATACCACCAGCTTCAACAACACCATGTTGTTGTCTAGGGTTCATACTTACGTTTTTAGATTTAGCAATACTATTTTTTATAGCATCAGCTTTACCTTGTTCATAAAAATGGTTTGCAACTGCATCAGCGTTCATAGCTGTAAATAACGATTTGTGATAACCTTTTGCATCTGTTAAAGTGGAATTTTTATCAACAAACTTTGCTGTAAAATTATTTAAATCACTTTGAGATTTTTTAACGTTTTCAACATCTTTGACATTAAACCTAAACTTTTTTTCACCAATATTATATTCAAATCCTTTGAATTTATCGCCAAACAAGTTATTTGTTTTTTGCTCAAAAATTTTAGAGTTGTTATCTACAACTTTTTTAGTTGCTTCTGACTCCTTGTTATATCTATTAAAAAAATCAACTGCTTTTTGTTGTTCATTGGTCAACTTTGACCCAGCTTTGATTTCATCATAGTATTTAGACTTTTGCCCGTCTAGATGGCTTTTAGCGTTGGCAACTTGCTCTTTTAACGCTAGCTTTTTTCTTCTTATATCTCTTTCTTCGTCAACTTCTTCGTCGTAAGAGAATTGATCTTCCATAAGGAAGTTAATTTCTTCGTTGTTTAAGTGAGGTTTTGTTTGTTTGTAATACTCATACAATAAAGTTTTGTCATCATACTTAGAGTAATCTTGATTTAACCTTACATAATCACTTAAATCTCCACCAGTCTCTTCCATAAAGTCCATTAACTTTTGTATGTTTTCTGGTAAAGGTTTTCCTGTAGCTTCAGCTTCAGCTACAGCTTCTTCAATTTGTTCTTCAACTTCAGCAACTTCTTCTTCCGTAGAGTCTTCAGTAATTTCTTCTAATACTGGGCTTTCTTCCGGTGCTTCGGTTTTCTCTGGTACTTCTTCTTGTTCTTGTGGGGCATTGGCATCTTCATCGACTCCAACCACTCCCTCGTTGACAGTGTTGTCTTCTGCAACTTCTGTTGTCTCTGTGGTTTCATTTTTTTCTTTTTCTGGTTCTACTGGTTTGTCTAGGTTTACTTTAGTAATACTTTCATCTACAGTCTCTGCTGTTTTAGATAAGTCTACTTTTGTAATGTTTTCATTTTTTTCTTCCATAATATAATATAATAATAGTTAATAATTTTTAGCTAGGATCAAAAGAGCCCAAATCAAACCCTGCCCCTAAGTTATCATTACCTGCAGACTCAAAGTTTTTAGGTGCTTTTTGATTATTTCTTTGGTCTATAAGTTCACTTTGTTGCGATGCTTGAATTCTTGTTCTTTCGTCTTTACGATCTTCTTTTTGTTTTTCCTTGTCATTGTTTTGAGAAACTTCCATACTTTTAAGTTGCATATTGTACTGGAACTCTTGAGCCATAAGCTCTTTTTTAGCTTGAACTTCCATTTGCATTTTTTGCGCATCCATTTGTTGTTGCGCTTGCATTATTTGTATTTTACCTTGGTTTATGGCTTGGTTTTTTTGTACTTCAACTTGAGCTGCTTTCTCGGCAGCTTGTGTGTTTGATTTTGTTTGAGCTTCAATATTTTCTAATTGCAGTTGTCTATCTCGTTCTAGTTTTTTGGTTCTTCTTAATTTTAAGACTTGATTTGCCAACCTTATGCTTTTTATATCTCTAACGTCAATAGCATCTTCTAGCTCTATACTTTTTTGTTGCAATGCCATTTGAATGTTATTTTCCAACATTGCTTTTTCTTCTTCATCTGGTTGTAGCTCTATAAATATACCAAAATCATATAAATAAAGATCTTTAACTTCTTTTAGTGTAGCCACGTTATGTGAGCCTATTGATTTTATAAAAGCATCTTTTGTTGAAGAGTACTCTAATATATCTGATATTCTAAGGGTTAAACACTCAGCGGTTTCAGCCGTAAGAAAAAGTCCAGACTGTAGTATATGTCTTGTTGCTGTATTACTATTTGCTGCGGCTAACTTTTGCACACCGACTAAAGCATTTTTATCTGGCATACTACCATCTCTAGCTTCGTTAAGCCCGGTAGTATCTCTAATCATTTGCAAATAATAATTATAGTTTCCTATAAGCGCTTGCATCTTATTACCACCTGATCCTGATGTTATTTCTTGAATAGGTACTTTACCAGCGTTCATGTCGCCTTCTTGAGTGTATGATCTACCTATTACAGATCCTGTTTGAAAAAACATGTTTAAAGCTTCTTGTGGATTGTAGTTTGTACCGTTACCTAAATCTATTTCAGCAAGACCATCAGCGTCTAAATAAACACCATCAGGTACCATACGTGACAACACTTGTTGTAGTTTTAAGTGTGTAAGTTGTATCATATCTGCAAACCCAGTAATTCTACTAACTAAAGATTCTATTCTACCTTCATACATTCTAGGTGCAACAATAGCATAGTTCATTTTTACCTTAGTGTAATTGCTTTTAGGCCTCATCATGTTTTTAGACATTTCCCATCTAAGTAATTTTTCAGTACCTACTATTAAAGCTCCTTCATATAAAACCTCTATAGACTTTTGAAGTTTACCAAAGCTACCTTCCATTTCTTTAGGTGGATTGTAAGCATCTGTTTTGCTTATTACTTTTGTAGCTCCAGTTCCAGTTGTTTTAACTTTATAAGTTTCGTTCATAAAAGTTTTATAATTAAAATATAAAACTTGAACAGTGTTGTTATCGTTTGATGTAGTTGAGTGTCTAGTGTTAAAGTTGTTTCTATTGTGGGACTTATTATTTACTATGTCTTTCAACTCTTCTTTTGTTAAACTTGGAAATTGCTTTATTAACTCGTTTATAGGTATTATTTTTACTTCACCAACATAATATATGTCGTCAAAATAAGGCGAATCAGTATAAGAGTAAACTAAATCTGCAGGATCAACGTAGTCTATAGTTACACCTTCAGATGTATTAAAACAATTTTTAACAGCACCAATACCTATAGTTGTTAAATCATAATAGAATCTTTTTTTAGTTAATTCATATTTGTTTCCCTCAAACAATAAGTTTAATGCTTGTTCTTCTGCGAGCTCTATAGATTGCTTATAATCTAGCTGCATGTGTAATTCTAATTCTTCTTTTGTTTCTGGTAAATCTACATTAGATTTTCTAGTGTTTATATTAAACTCTTGTAAATTAGTCTTGTTAAACTCTTGCATCTTCATGTCAGATAATATATCTTCCATGTAGTTTGTTCTTTCTGCAGAGCTAAAAGGATCTTGAGAATATGCTTTTATATCATATGTCCTTTCTGATATACCGTTTACTACAATATCTACAAATTTAGGTATGATAGGTACTGGCTTCCAGTCTAAATTTAAATAGGACAAATCACCATTTATAGATAACTCGTCCTTATATTTTTGTATTGATTGTTCTCCTCTAGCATAAAGCCTAAGGTTATGAAAATTATTAACATTGTTTTGGTATTTACTACCTCTACTTCTATTACTATCATTAACAAACCATTCGGCTTCAATAGCTTTAGCTACTTTTAAACCATAATCACCGCTTTGTTTCTCACTATCGCTTACAGTTTGGCTTGGAAAATAAGTGTTTACAACAGACTCTGCCATATTTATTTTTTAATTAATTTAGATGTATTACCTTTGTTTGAGTACTTAGCAATACTTAAGTTTAGTTTAGGTTTTTGTATTGGTGCGTTTGGTCTGTAAAGATGCCTATTGTTAGCCATAACAGCTAAACCAGAACTAATTGAAGCATCAATCTTTGTTCTTTTATTTATATCAAATTTAGCCCAGTCATTTAACAGTTCGTTAAAATAACAATCACCAAATGTACCATCTTGTTTCATACCAACATGGTCTTGTATGTACATTTCAATTGCAGCGGCGTGAGATTGTTTTATATCTTCACTAGAGTTAGGCATACCACCCACTTCTTTTTCTGCTACAGATAATTTATTCCAAATTTTATCAGGTCTATTCATACTGTAGCCTCTATAACCTCTTCTTTTTAAATAATACAATAGACGAGGTTTGTTGTTCTCTGCTAATATAGGCATCCCGTAAAATACTAAAGCCATTAGAACGTCTTCAAAGAATATCTCTGCTGTTTGCGGTCTTGCTAAGTATTCTAAAAAAAAGCTATTAGCTGGAGCATCTTCCATGCTAAACTTGGTTAGCCCGTGCAAAGCACCCTTAGAACCTACACCATCTACAGTTCCTGATATGTCGTAGCTATCACATCCAAAAGCACCCATATGCTCGTTACCAGGCCATTTAACACCATTCTTAATTATAACTTTGTTTTGTATGTTTGATGGTGGCACCCAGCTTATTTTAAACCTACCTTTAGGGTCTGGGTAAAATATAACTTTAGAATCTTTAATACCATTAACCCATTGAAAATTACCTTGAGTTACACCTAGTGTTTTAGACATTTCCTCGTTATAATCTATCTGTTCATATATTTTAACTAAATTAAATATACTGTTTTTAGTCTCATCTCTAAACGCGTGTTCAGTAGTTCTTGGAAATTGTCTGTAAAATTCATTTAAAGCATCTTGATCTCCTTTCAAACCGTCAGCTTCATTCTGCCAGTTTTCTACAACACCTATGTCTATTAACTCTCCGTGTGGGTCAAAGACATCATGGTCTGGATTATCGAAGACTGGAATTCCGTGTTCATCAATAAATCCTTCGTAGTTCCACTCCATTGGGATAAAAAGAGAATATAAACCAGACGCTGTCTGTCCATTTCTGTTTCGCTTAGTAACGTCTGATGAGTTGTATAGTTTTTTGAAGTTTTCTCCACCTTTATCCAATGAGTTTGAAGTTGAGCCCATCATACATTTACCTATAATCCTACTACCTAATCGTAAACATGTTTTTGTAACTCTCCAGTTATTTAATATATTGTCAGGTCTTTCCCATTTACCACTTTCATCGTGCACTAGTAGTTGTAATTTTTCACCATCATAACTATTATCACCTGTATTTTTCCAGTCTATAGTTGTATCTAATCCT